GCTGTGATGTGCGCCGGCACCCGAACGTTGCCTGACGGGAATGTCCCCATCGGAGCAAGCTCGGTCGCCCTCCTCGCGTGGTCGCTTGAAAACGCCCATCCGCTCATTCGCGAGTGCTTCTACGGCGATGGACGCACAAGACTTCCATCAACGATTTACTTCCGCGATGCATCCGGTGTTTCAATGCGCGGATTTCATCTGCACCCGCTCGCAATCGTCAACGATCGCGCGCTGGCGCTTACGTCTACCGTCGATTGGGATCTGGCAACCAACTATCCTCGAGAAGCGGTCCACGTCGTGACCGATCCGGACGAGCTTGCGCTTGCCGAGATTTCGCCAGCACAAAAGACTTTTGGGGTGCTCGCGCACCCTTTCACAGCGGCCGACGTGGCCCGCTGGGCATCCGCGCGCACCTTGCCGTTTCATTGGTGGCTCTTTGAGCACCGGATAACGCTTTTCGGCGCGGGCGCTCAGGACGACCGGGCGTTCCTCGACCGGCTCCAAATTGAGCGCAGGAGAGCCGCTTGATGCTGACCGCCGTCTATGACCTCGCGGTGAGCCCGCCGACCTTCGATTTCGTCTCCTTTCTCGTGTCGGCCGAGCGCGAGAGGCTGCGGCAGGGCAAAGCGCATATCCGGGTCCTGATTGCGGCAGGCCCGGATCATGGCTTCCGGCGTGACGAGCTCCCGCCCCGTGACCCGGCTGAGCGGCGCCGGATGCTGGACAACATCGTGCTGCCGATGTGCGGCCTCCTGCCATCTGTGGTTGCCGTCGAAGAGTGGGAAGCCCACGAGATCAAGGCCTGCGACTTCCCCGCCGAGTGGACGCCTCGCACCCGCATGAATAACTGCTACAGCACCGACTTGATGGTGCAGGCATGGAAGAAGCGCTGTTTTCCGCTCACCGCTGGTGTGACCGAGCACACGGACGAGATCACCATCACGCTGCGCGAATCCGAGTACTGGCCGTCTCGCAACAGCAACGTCCCGGCCTGGATGGAGCTTGCCGGTGAGCTGCGCGCCCGGGGTGAGAACGTGCGCGTGATTCATCACAACGACTTCCCGCACGTGCGCGACCGGGCGCAGGTGTACGAGCGCGCGAAGCTCAACCTCTTCGTCAATAACGGCCCGGCTGCGTTCGCCTACTTCATGCCCCGCGCGCGCTGCCTCGTGTTCAAGATGGTCACAGAGGGTGTGCCGTGCGCGGGCGCCAAATTCTTTGCCGGCATCGGCTTCCCCGTGGGCTCGCAGATCGGGCGCGAGGGTTGCCGCATCGTGTGGGAAGACGACGACGCCGAAACGATCGCGCGCGAAACCATAAGGGAGTTGGAGGAGTACGAACATGGCTAGCTCAGAAGTCCAGATTTGCTCGAACGCGCTGCTGATGCTCGGCTCGCAAACGATCAATTCCTTCGATGACGAGTCCGACCGGGCAACCCTCGTGTCGAACCTGTGGCCGAATGCACGTGACGCGGTGCTGCGCGCGCACCCGTGGAATTGCGCGGTGAAGCGCGTCGTGCTCTCGCCTGACGTTGCTGCCCCGGCATTCGATTACGGCTCCGCGTTCACGCTTCCCGGTGACTGGCTGCGCGTGCTCTCCGTGGGCGAGGAGGGTGAGCAGATCCCGTACCTGCTCGAAGCTCGCAAGATCCTGATGGACGAGACGATCTGCCAGTTGCGCTACCTATTTCGAAACGAGGATATTCCGAGCTGGGACGCGCTATTGGTCGAGGCGATGGAAGCGTACATGGCAATGACGTGCGCTTACCCGATCACGAAGTCGGCCGCGCAGCAGGAGGCAATGGCTGCGCTCTGGAAGCTGAAGCTGCAGCAGGCCCGCACCGTCGATGGCCAGGAGAACCCGCCCGAAACCGTGGGCGACTTCCCGCTGCTAAACGTGAGGCGGTGAGAGCGTGGCGCGTCTCACCACGATCAAGACGAACTTCACCGCCGGCGAGCTCTCCCCGAGGCTGCTGGGGCGCGTCGACGTGTCGCGCTACCACAACGGCGCGCGCACCCTTCGAAACGCCTACCCGCTTGTCCACGGTGGCGCGCGAAGGCGCGCAGGTACCCGCTATGCGGCGGCGGCGAAGAATGCGACAAAGCCCGCGCGCCTGGTGCCCTTCATCTTCTCCCGCACGCAGGCTTTCATGCTGGAACTGGGTGAAACCTACATCCGCTTCTACATCCCGAGCGGACAGGTTGAATCGGCTCCGGGCGTGGCCTACGAGATCGCCTCGCCCTGGGATGACACCGAACTCGAGGACCTGAAGTACGTGCAGGGCGCGGACACGATGTTCTTCGCGCATCCGAGCTACGCGATGCGAAAGCTCGTGCGCTACGCGAACACGAACTGGAAGCTCTCCCAGGTCGTCTTCGAGGTGCCGCCCTCGGACGAGATCGGCGAGCGCCCGGCCACCACGTTGACACTCTCGGCTGTGACTGGCGCAGGTGTCACCGCGACCGCCGGTGCTGCATCGTTTCAAGATTCGGACGTCGGGCGCTTCATCGATTCTGGCGCCGGGCGCGCGGAGATCGTGGGCTTCACCTCCACCACGACGGTCACGGTTGATGTCGACGATGACTTCGCGTCGGTCAACATCGCCTCGGGCGCGTGGACCATCACCGAGAGCCCGAAAACCACGGTGACGCCCGATGTGCTGGGTCCGCTCAGCGCTGCGATCACTCTCACAGCCGGGGCGAATGCATGGAAGAACACCGCGCAGGTGAGCTATATCGGCATGTTCGTCGAGATAAATGATGGCCTGGTTGAGTTGACGGGCATCACGAGCGCGCTCATTGCAACCGGCATCGTGCGAACCCCGCTTATTTCGGTCGCCGCGGCGCCCTCGGAAGGCTGGGCGCTACGGCAAACGATCTGGAATTCGGTCGACGGCTTCCCCCGGGCACTCACGATCGATGGACAGCGGTTGATTGCCGCAGGATCTGCTGCCTATCCGAACGGGGTTGCAGGCTCGCGCATCGGCGAATACTTCAACTTTGCCGAGGGCACGGCCGATTCGGACGGCTTCTTTTTTGTGCTCGGCACCGGTGACCAAACTCCGATCGAGCACCTCGCCTCGGTTCGCGCACTTATCGCGTTGAGCAACAGCGGGGAAACCTCGATACGGGGTGGCAACGAGAAACCGATCACTCCGACCAACGTGCAGGCGAAGTCCGAAACCGTCTACGGGGCGGACTTTCCCCGGCCAGTGCGCGCGGGTTCCGAGATCATTTTCGTGCAGCGAGGCCGCAAGAAGATTCGGGCGCTGGGCTACCGGTTCGAAATCGACGCGTTCAACGCGCCCGACGTGTCGGTGCTCTCAGAGCACATTTCCGGGGACGGCTTGGGCGAGATCGCATTCCAGCAGGAGCCAGACCAGGTGGTGTGGATGGTGCGAGATGACGGCGCGCTCGTTTCCATGTCGATCGACCGTGATCAGGATGCAATCGGATTTGCCCATCACGACACGGACGGGGAATTCGAGAGCATTGCCGTGATCCCCGACGAAAGCACCGATCAGCTGTGGGCGGTGGTGGTGCGCGAGATCAATGGCGTGACAACACGCTACGTCGAGCGCTTCGAGGAAGGCCTGCAAACCGATTGCACCTTGACAGGTGCCGTGGCCGAATCGGCCATCGTTTCTGCCGCCTGGGCGGCCGGCATCGTCACGGTCCAGCAAACCGCGCACGGATACGCAACTCACGACATGATCCGCTTGTCGGGCTTCACGCCTTCAGCTTACGACGGCGAGCACGAGATCACGAAGCTGAACAACAATACCTATGCCTTCCCGCTCGCCGCGGATCCCGGCGCCGTGACGGTGGCAGGCACCGCAGCGAAGGCAACCGTCAACTGGTCCGGGCTCGGGCACCTCGAAGCAAAGACGGTGGATATTGTCGCGGACGGCTACGTCGCCACGCCAAAGACGGTCGTGGCCGGCGCCATCACGCTGAACAAGGCCGCCTATTCTGTCGAGATCGGCCTGCACTACAAATCCACGATCAAGACGCTCCCGCCCGAGGTGCAGACCGGCCAGGGCGTGGCGCAAGGCAACGCGATTTCAATTCACGAAATCATTGTGCGGCTCTACGCGAGCAAGGGCGGCACGATCAACGGCCAGCCGATCAACATGCGCGACTTCGGCGCGGGACCGGTGCTCGATCAGCCGATACCGGAGTTCACCGGCGACAAGCGCGCGGAAAACTTGGGCTGGGGACGCACCGGCAGCGGGGACTCTGATGGCTCGGTCACGATCGAGCAGGATCAGCCGTTGCCGCAGCAGGTGCTCGCCGTGATCCTGAGATTGTCGGTCAATGATGGATGATCGAAATGGCCATTAGACGCGCCACAGAGGCCGATCTGCCCGGGCTGGTGGCCCTGGGCAGGGCGATGCACGCGGAAGCGCCCAGGATGCGTTTACATGCATTTGACGGGGAGAAAGTCGGCAAGGTGCTCTCCTTTGCGCTCAGTTCCGGAGTCATTTTCGTCTACGAAGGGCCGGACGGGGTGATTGAAGGGGGCTTTGCCGGGATCCTGACCGAGCGCTGGTTTTCTCCGGACCGGGAGTTTCGTGATCTCGCGATGTTCGTGCGCCAGGATAAGCGCGGGGGGCTTGCTGCGTGGCGCTTGCTGCGCGCGGTCATCGCGTGGTGCCAGGAACAGGGGCTGCAGCCGTCCGATGTGCAGTTCGGGATTTCAACCGGTGTGCATCTGGAACAGACCGGGCGGTTGTATGAGGCGCTCGGATTCCGTCGCGTGGGCCACATTTACGAGCTGGAGGCGTTCTGATGGACGGGTGTATTGAGCATGTTGGACTGATCGGTCAGCGCCGGATCTGGGCGCACGTCTAAGGAGAGCGCGTCATGTGCACCGGGTTTGAGTCGATGATGATCGGATTCACCGCCTTGAGCGCGGCGAATCAGATCACGCAGGGCAATCAGGCGAAGGGCTTTGCCGACTTTCAGGCCGCCCAGGCGAATGCCGACGCGCAGGCCGAGCGCGAGATGGGCGACGTGCGCGCCGATAAGGTCCGCCGGGCCGGCACGCGCCAGCAATCCGAAGCGCGCGCGGCGCTTGCCGCAAGCGGTGTCGAGGTGGGCGCCGGCACGGCTCTGAAGATTTTCGAGGATATAAGCGGGGACACCGAGGAAGCGGCGCTGCAGGATATTCTCTTCGGCACCCGCAAGGGGGCGCGGCTCGATCAGGAAGCGCAAGCGCTGCGTGCCGCCGGGAAAAACGCGCGCACCGCAGGTCTCATGGGTGCCGGCGGCTCGATTCTCTCGGCTGGAGCGACTTTGACGAAGCCAGGCTGGAAGCACACGCAGGCACCCGCGCCGGTTGAAGAGCGCAGCGTTCTTAACGCAGTGACGATCCGATAATGGCACGCATCCGACTCGGTGACTTCGGCAACGCGGTGGCGCCGCTCGCGCCCCCCTCGCGCGTTCCCGTGCAGGCATTCGTGCGTGGCGACGGCGGGTTCTTTGAAACCGGGCAGCGCATCGCTGCACGAGGGGTTGCAGAAGAACGCGCAGCGCGTGATCAGCAGATCGAGCGGGAACGCAAGAGCAGGCGCGCCGCGTCGCTGCAAGACGCCCTCGGCAGGGCGACCGCCGACCTTGCCGAGTTGGAATTGAATTTTGATCGCGATCAGGACTTCAAGACCGCTCCGGTGCGGTTTCTGGCTGAAGCGAAAAAACTGCGCGACAAGTACGCTTCGGGCTTTGACGATGAGGTAGTCACGCAAGCTTTCGGCGGCGAATTCCAGAAGCTTTCCCTCGCCAAGTACGTGAACATCAGGAAGGACAGCGCGAAGAAGGAGCGCGACTACAACGTCGCATCGTTGGACACGAATCTTGATGTGTTCGCGCAAGGGGCTGCGACAGCGCGAAGCCCCGAAGAACGCATCCTCATGCAGCGCGAGGCTCAGATCGCGATCGCTGCCGCCGTCACGAGCGGTTACGTTGATCCGGTAGACGCGGGCAAGCGCCAGCGAACCTTTCTCTCCCGCACTGATGATCACTTGGTGCGCAGGGATATTGCACAGGCTCCGGGGGCGACCGCTGACAGGCTTGCTCTTGATGCTGAGTACGCACCAAATCTCGACCCATCCACACGGCAGCGCTGGATCGACACCGCGTACCGGCGCGATGAAACCGAGCGCGTGCGCGTTGAGCGGGACGAAGAACGCGAGCGCAGAAAGCGCGGCGATGATCTGCTGAAAGAAGCCTTTGCAAGGCACGAGGCAGGCAAGCTCACCCGCGAGTACATTGAGCAAGTGCGAGCATTCGTCGAGCCCGCGGAGTATCGATCGCTCCTCAAGGGACTGCGCGAAGGCGCTGGCGGCAAGAACGATGAAACGGCACTCGCCGATCTGCACCGCATCCTCTACGTCGAGAACAATCCGACTGAGGCCGAGCGCAAGGCATTCCAGTACCAGAAGGCCGGCCTGCTCAAAAGCACGACGCTCGGGCAGTTCCTCGGGACATCACGCACACACGCCAGGCAGGAAGGTCCGCGCAGTCCGTACGAACGCGAGCGCGCCTACATCGTGAATGTGATCAGGCCCTCGGAAATGGTTCAGGACCCGGCCGCGTCCGCCCGGTTTGCGATGGCAATCCGGGAGTACGACGATTACGCATTGCAAGCGGGCGTTGAACGCCAGCCGAAGGAATTGCGTGAGAAGGCGGACGACATCCTGAAGCGGCTCTCGATTGTCAATATGGTCGATATCGCGCGCAAGACCGGCATCGAAGGCCGCAACGATCCGCAGCAGGTGCTTGACGCGATTACCGGAAAAGCGCTGCGACTCAGGCAGGACTTTGAACAGAAGCGCATCAGCAAGGTGGACTTCGACAAGAAGATGCAGGCGTTGAACGATGCACGCAAGGCAGCGGAGAAGAACCTTGGCCGATAACAACGACGCTTCCGCCGAATTCCTCATCCATCGCGAGGACATGGCCGCAACAGGGGGCGCGGACGAGATGCTGCGCTGGCTGGACCGTAGACCGGGCACGCCGGCAGTATCACGTCCCTACAAGCCCGTCCCGGAACCGGAAGGCCGCCACATCGACCCGTTTCCGGCGAAGGAATTGCCTGCCGATCCGTCTGTACTCGGGACCATTGCCCGCGGCGCTGGGGAAATCCCCAAGCAAGCCTTCGGCGGCATCGAGTCGGCGGTCTACAACGCTACGAGCTTCATGAACCCGCTCACCGACTGGCTCAACAACAATGTTGCGGACCTGCGATACGACCCGGTGGGCAAGCCCAAGACGGCGGCCGGATCGGTTACGCGCTCGGTCTCTGAGTTTCTGACCGGATTCATCCCGGCGCTGAAGGGCATGCGCGCGGCGGGCATGGTGGGCAAGGTGGTGGCCCCTCTCACCGCATCGGTTATCTCTGATTTTGTGGTGCGCGATCCGCACGAGGCGCGGCTCTCGAATCTGTGGAACGAGTTGGGCCTACCCAAGAACGTGCTCACCGACTACCTGGCCGCCGATCCGAAGGACTCCGCCATAGAGGGGCGGTTCAAGAGCGCGGTCGAGTCTGCGGGGCTCGGCGCGGCGGCAGAGGGTGTGTTCCTCGGCGCCCGCGCCTTGAAGGCCGCGCGCGCGGTGCGCAACCTCGACGCAAGCGAAACCGAGTTCCTCAAAGGCCGCTACGGCGAGTTGGACGACAAGACCATGGCCTCTGTCTTGGGTGATCCATCGAAGCCGATGATTTCTACTGCGAAGACAGTTGGAGATGGTCCGGATTTTGTTGTTGCAGCGCGCGATCGAGATACGGGAGAAGTTCTCTACGGAAAATCAGGGCAGTTGCATTTTCGCCTCGCTCTTGAGGTTGGCGGAGGGAAAAGGCTGGAAATGGGATTCGCCAAACCTGGCGGGCCGTTTCTTACTCGTGAAGAGGCCGCCTCCGCAGTGTCTGGGAGGGGCGCCATTGCCGGGGAATTGGACGCGGCGTCCTACGCGAGGGCTTCGACATCGCCTGACGATCTGCTCGCACGCGGGCTGATCGACGCCGGTGAGTCTCAGGTCTACGTGAACTTCGCCCGCATCGACGGCCCAGACGAAGTGAAAGCCATGATCGGCTCGATGGCGAACCGCTTCAAGGGCTCGATTGACGAAGCAACCCGCGGCACCGTCTCGCAGGCTGAAACCGCGCGCCTGGCCGACGACCTGGGCATGACCGTGCCCGACATACTCGCTAGGCGGCAGGGGCAGGCATTCAACGCCGAGGAAGCCCTCGCTGCGCGCCGGTTGCTCACCGCCTCCGGGGATACCCTCCTGAGTGCAGCCAAGGCCGCTGCAGCACCGAACGCCGGCCCGCTGGATCACTTTGCCTTCCGCCGCTCGCTCGCGGTCCACGCCGCCATACAGGCCGAAGTCATCGGCGCGCGCACCGAAACCGCGCGGGCCCTGGCCTCCTGGCGCATCCCGGCCGGTGGCGGGGTGGAGAAGGCCCGGGCGATCGAGCAAGCGATGGCAGCCATGGGCGGCCCGGAAGCATCGACCGAAATGGCCCGCCGGCTGGCCATGCTCGCTGAAAACGGCGCTTCACCTGCGGCGCTCGCAAAGTTCGCCGAGAAGGGCTGGGGAGCCAAGACATTCGACGCGGTGCGTGAAGTGTGGGTGAACGGGCTGCTCTCGTCACCAGCCACGCACATCGTCAACAGCACATCAAACCTGTTTGTCGCCATGCAGCAGGTCTACGAGCGCGGCGCGGCCGCTCAGATTTCGACACTCACCGGCAGCGGGGGCGTGGCGCCAGGGGAAGCGCTCGCCATGGCGCACGGCATGGTATCCAGCGTCAAGGACGCCTTCCGCATGGGCTGGGCGGCGTTGAAAACCGGCGAGACAGGCGCGTCTCTGAACAAGATCGACCTCCCGATCGCGCGCGCGGTGTCGGCGGACGCGCTGCAGATTTCATCAGAAACCGGGCTCGGGCGCGCGGTGGATTTCATCGGGAACATCGTGACCCTGCCGGGCCGCGCCCTCGGTGCCGAAGACGAGTTTTTCAAGACGATCGGCTACCGGATGGAACTCCACGCGCAGGCCGCGCGCAAGGTGGCGCAGGAGGGGCTCACCGGGGACGCGGCGGGCAAGCACTATGCCCAGATCCTGCTCGACCCTCCAGAAAACATCAGGATCGCCGCAGCCGACGCCGCGCTCTACAGCACCTTCACCAACCAGCCCGGAGCCGTGGGGCAGGCGTTCCTGAACCTCCGGGAGCGTGTTCCGGTCATTTCCTTCGTGCTGCCCTTCATCCGCACGCCGGTCAATATCGCGCGCTACGCCTTCGAGCGCACGCCTCTCGCGCCGCTCGTGGGCCAGTGGCGCGACGATATCGCGGCCGGAGGTGCCCGGGCTGATCTCGCCCTTGCCCGCATGTCCACCGGCACCGGAATCATGATGATGGCGCTCGACTGGGCGGACTCGGGGGTGATTTCGGGGCAAGGGCCGGGGCCGAAGGATAAGGGCGAGCGCGAGGCGATGATGCGCCAGGGCTGGCAGCCTTATTCCGTCAAGGCAGGTGACCGCTGGTATTCCTACAACCGATCCGATCCCTTCGGCATGACGATGGGGCTGGCCGCTGACGTAGCCGAAGCGATCCATAAGGGCGAAATGTCGAACGACGACGTCGACGAGTGGCAGGAAGTGCTCGCCATGTCGATTGCTGCCGTTTCGCAGGTGGCGGTCAACAAAACTTACCTCCGGGGCGTGTCCGAATTCACGAGCATGATGGCGGACCCGACCCGCTATTCGGGGCAGTACGTGACGAATCTTATCGCGTCCTTCACGCCCGCAGCAGCGCTTTCCGGTGCCGTGGAACGCGCGGTTGACCCGACGTTTCGGGAATCGAACACGCCGGCAGACGCGATCCGCGCTCGCATCGCGTTTCTCTCGTCAACGCTTCCACCGCGGCGCAACCTATGGGGCGAGGAAGTCAAAGCGGAGTCCGGCATCGGAAAGGCGTACGACTTCCTTTCGCCCGTCGCTTCACGCGAGGTGAAGGGCTCACCGGTTGACACCGAGATCATGCGGCTCGCGGAAAGTCCAGGGCGCGGAGACGCATCGCCCCCTACGCGCATCGGGAAAAGAACGCACTTCGATGGCGTGAAGGTCAACCTCAAGGACTGGCCGAAGGTGTACGACGAATACACGCGCCTCGCCGGCAACGGCATCGAGCATCCCGCCTGGGGCATGGGCGCGAAGGATTATCTCAACGCTGTCGTTTCTGGAAAGCACCCGATGAGCGAAGTCTACAAGCTGCGCTCCGACGAGATGAAGCTCACTTTCATCGGCAACACGGTGAGCCAGTACCGCCAGCTTGCGCAGCGCGCGATTCTTTCAGATCCGCGTTTCAGTGAGTTCTCCGACTATGTAAAAACGCTTAAGGCCGATCAACTGCAACGGCGCATGCCGGTGCTGCCATAGGAGAAACCATGCGCCCTGATCAAATCACGAATCTCAACTCGATTGAGGAGCAGCTCGTCGATCTCTTCAAGCAGGAGTGCACGCCGGAAGAGTGGAAAAAGGCGGCTGATCAGAAGGCGGCGTACCTCGAGAAAAAAAACGCTTCTGCGACCATCAACCTGATAGCCCGCATCCAGAATGTGCTGCGCGATATTCGGCGCGAGGGTCCGAGCGATGGCGACCGGCCGGGCAGCCCGAAGGATGTGCCGGACCGCGATGGCGACGATTCAATCGAGCAGGAGGCCGCAGCCCTCGCGCGACAGGGCCGAGCGGTGCTGAAACGTCATGGCGTCAAACATTAAATTTCTAGAGTTCTTCATGCGCTGGGCGGAGTTCAAGCGATGGAAGGTACCCGATTTCCACATCCTGATCTGCCACTGGCTCGAATCGTTCGAGCGCATCGGCGTGCTGCTGGCGCTCCGGGGCGGCTCGAAGTCGAACATCATCGGCTGCTGGATCGCGTATCGCTGCTGGCGGGACCGCAACTATCACGCGCTCGTACAGGGTGCCGACGACAAGCTCGCGCGCAAGGTCAGCCGGCACGCAAAGGAAGTGATCAAGCGCCATCCGTGGCTGCGGACCGAGAACATTGTTAACGCTGCCGACTGGGCGGTCGAGCGCTTCTCCGTGATGGGGAACGAAGACCCGCGCGACCCGAGCTGCTCCGCGCACGGCATTCTTTCGAACGTCACGAGCTCGCGCGCCAACGAGGTGATCAACGACGACGTGGAAGTCCCGAAAAACATCAGGACACCGGACGCACGCGAGAAGCTGCGCGAGCGGCTCGACGAGCAAACCCACATCCTGATCCCGGGCGGGCGGAAACTCTACGTGGGCACGCCGCATACCCACAATTCGCTGTACGGTGACCTCGAAGCGCAGGGTGCTGACGTGCTGCGCTTCCCCCTTTTCGCCCATCACGTGCGCTACGAGGACAAGGCCACCACGGCACAACGCCGGTTCGCCTTCAACTTCGAGCCTGCCGGCGCCGACGATCTCTACGTCTTCCACGGCATGAAGCTGCTGGAGGAGGGCGCTGATTACTCGGTGAAGGGCAACGCCGTGGTGCTCCCGCGCATCCCGAGCGGCACACTCGATATCTACGCCGGCAACGTGTGGCCCGCGCGCTTCGACCGCACTGAGATTGCAGCACGGCGAAAGGAATGCCGCACGGTGAATTCGTGGGATAGCCAGTATCAGCTGCACGCGAAGCCGCTGCACCAGGTGCGCCTCGATCCCGAGCGGCTGCACGCCTATGAGTCGGAAGTCAAGATCACGGTTGCAAATGATGAAGTTCGGATGCTGCTCGGCAACATGCGCATCGTCGGTGGCGTTCTGTACTGGGATCCGGCGCTCGGCAAGATTGGCGCGCACGATTCTGTCGCATCGGTCGTGCTCACCGACGAGCGCGGCCGGCTTTACTGGGACTCATCGCGTGAATTGAAAGGCGATGCGTACGACGAGCTAAATCACGCGAACAGCCAGTGCCACAAGGTGCGCGAGATTGCGCTGACCTACCAGCTCGAGAACGTGCACGTGGAAACGAACGGGCCCGGCACCTTCCTGCCCCCGCTGCTGCGCCGCGCGCTCGCCGGTACCGGCATCGGTGTGATCGAGGTTAAGCGCAAGCAGGATAAATCGCTCTACATCCTCGACGCGCTTGAGCCCCCGCTCTCAGGGCAATTCCTGTGGGCGCACGTGCGGCTGTGGGATACGAAGCTTCCAGATCAAATGCGCGACTGGATTCCGGGTGTTGAAAACCAGGACGACGACTTTATCGACTCGGGCGCGGGTGCGATCAAGCAAACGCCGATCCGCATCGGCAAGGTGCTCGGCAATGTGAAGACGATCGAGCGCAAGGCCTGGCGCCCGGATTCAGGCGTGCACGAAGTGAAGGTGGATTTTTCAAGGGGGTAGACGATGCCGCTCGGTGCATATAACGGACCCGATGAGTCAGTCGCGAACGGCGCGACGACGGTATTCCCGTACACGTTCAAGATTTTCGACGAGACG